AAACAATGAATGTTAGATTCAGGTGGTAAAAAGTTTACAGGGTGTTTAGGTGCTATAGTGTCATCTATGTGTTGCGTAGAAGCATCAGAAAAATGCGTTGAAAAATCTGTGTCATAAACACCCTCTGCAGGTATATCAACAGAACTCCAAATGTTTCTAGACATATCAGAAATCGCAGCTTCAACTTGACTCTTATAAAGGACGCCACTACATCCTCTGTTTGTACCGGTGACTCCACCTAAGTGAAAGCCAGCTATAAACGAGGGTTTAGTATCTGACACCCAAACACTAGTGCACATGCCATTAAAGGTGACGCCCTTTTCTAGATTGTATATATGTCCCAAAAACTGTGATCCTTCCGGGCCAGTGTCTTGAGTTCCATAATTCAAATAGGCTGTGTCAACTATTATATTAGCATCTTTATCCCGGCAAACTAATGTAGCTGGCAATGATCGCATCATGTCGCTTTGTGGAAAATAATCTAACACCTCTTTACGAGGCATACTATTAGCCATATAATATACACACAAATCGGTACCAGGAACATGACGCCATGCTTCTCTAGAGTAAAAAATAACTTGGGTGTGATTATTGGTAATAACTCCCTCAATGCGTGCGGGCTGAGAAACAATAGATATAGTGCTGTCACCATGTTTCTCTAACAACTTAAGAAAATGGTGCGGGACTATGAAATAATTCTGTCTAACAAAGAAGCCATTGACAAATTTCTTTCCAGCTACAACTAAAACAATATTTGACTGTACTTTGTTCTGTAAATCAGTAGGAACGTGCGTGTTGGGAAAACCAGCTACGCGCGTCAAGTGAGGTTTAATCCAAACATTCTTCTTATTTGCATTGGCGTCTAATTCCTCCATACTCAATGGCGCAAGATTGCCCTGTGGTTTGATTTTATCTTTGAGCAAAGCCCAAAAATGCTTAATAATCAATCCAAGGACATATCCCAAAGCAAAAGTAGCCAAGAAAATGTGTCTACCATCTGTAGTGCACCACCGATAATAACGATTGTACACGGCTCTATACCGAACACTTCTAATGTAAAGAGCTACCCAAGAAACTCCCCATGCCAAAGGGGCTACAACGCTCCCGTAAGCCGGAAGGCAATAAGCAAGAAGAGGTAAACAGTTTCTATAATCTGTTAATGCCGATATGGTTGGTCCCAAACTTGAAATCAGAGACCACCTCGTCATAACGCCAGTCCACCTAAGGAACTCATTACGAACTTCTTCAACATCTATAAACTGAGGGTCTATCTGCTTATGAGGATATTCCTCGGCCATTTTACTACTTAAAAACTCTGGTATAGATTTCATCTGTTTAACTACGTTAACCTGCTCTAAACTGTGCTGCTTAGACATGCGAGTAATAATATCTAAAGCTGTCAAAATGTCAACTGGAATGGCG